TGGAAGTAGGCTGTAGGTGGACATCTATAGTTGATCTCCAATTTGGGAGTAGTTTGTCTAGAAGGCAGAGTGATTCTTTCGACGGTATGACTGGATCGTAGTGACGCACCGCCTCTATCGCCGCTCCAAAGCGACGGTAGCGTAGGTGCCAGTTCACTCTCCGGATCACACTTGTTGGATATCCTCTGTTCTTTAGTTCTTGGTTACTGAAGGTGATCGGTGCTCTTTTATCAGATTGGGCGAGAGCTCGCATTTTGCGTATTCTCCCTTTAAGAGCGACTCGATTCTTCATAGTCGGTGCTGGAGGTACCTTTCGGAAGTGGTGGGCATCGATACGATACTCTTCTGACTTTAGTTTGATCGCTAGAGTCGAGAGTCGAATCCCTGTTCCCGTAGAATTGACTGTCATCGCTTCGCGATGCAGTTGACCTACGCTCGACTGCAAGTGCGTCGTGTGGAGAGTTAATCTTTCCCCGAGCACGAATGCTTTGTATGTCGTTGCGTCGGCCTTTCTACGGCCACCACCACCTTGAGAGACCTTACCAGGCTGATTACCGAGTGCTTGACGTAGGCTTGTCCGTGCTGCTGCTTCACGCAACGGCCGGCGAGCTCTTATATTCTTGAGTACATCGACAACTAGGAGTCCTTTGTTACCGTCAATCGCTCGTGCGCCAACGGCCTCGCCAATCCTTACACAAGGACTTGCGCGAGCCACGTTGCCGTTTCGGACGACGAATCGTTCACAAAATACTCCTCTGTCTTTGCTCACATAGGATTTAGACTTATTTGATTTAAGTCGAAACCTTTCAAGATAATATTCGTAGCGTTCAATCACTTCGGGTACCCAGAAACCAATAAGATCATCACCGCATACCTTGTACGTACAAGGATCCGCACCCGCGGCTTCTGCGCAGAATGCATTGATGAATGATAATGCCGTCCAGCCAGGACCGAGCCCCATTAAGGCACCGCAAACCGTTTCATACGATTTGCCCTCGTGCTCCAATGTATAGTTATCGATCACTCGATCGACAGCTTCGTGGCCCCAGGTTGGCATGGCAATTCCTTCATTAATTATTGTGTGAAGCACACACTTCGCGAGCGGTATCGAAATTGGATCAGTTGACTTGCTTAGATCGGCGGAGTACAGTAGGGCCTGAGGATTATTATTCTCTAGCACTACCTCTTCGTTGCGTAGCATTGTTCGACTGAAGCCAATACGCTTCAAGTATGGAAGTAACAGAGCGGTCAGGTTGCGAGCGACCCAGACCGTGCTGGATGTATGTAAGGTAGCTACTCTTACCTTACCGTCAGGTTGCAAGATCGGGCAGACTTTGCAAAAGGTCTGGCGACGACTGTCCTTTAACGCTTTTAGAAAAGCATCTCCGACCCCGCACACGGCGGGTGCTCGAGGAAGTGATTTTAAATAGCGTGGATTGTTGTCCGAGTAGTAGGACATGAAGATTTTCTTCATGGTCTGCGCTCCGATGTCGACTTGACGATTTAAATGGAGTAGTAAACCGCGATCTCGGATCTTTTCGACGGCATATCGCTCACGCGCTTTTGCGTGTAGGAGCCACTCATCCGTGAGCCCCAAGCGACCATATCGTTCGTAAGCCTCGAGCATCGCACCTCCTTTTCCAGCTGGGCGCTCGTAACACGACTTATTCTGCGGAAGAGCTAGCATGG